CCGGAATTGAGGGCATCTGTCGTATCTGCCAGAGAATGGGTATTGCAAAAAGTTTGGTAAATGAAGCGAACATTTTGCGCTTCCGCTTCGTTAATGACCAGACAGCGATCCCCGATATCATAACCATACGGCGGACACCCTCCCATCCACATGCCTTTGGCCTTGGACGTGGCGATTTTGTCACGGATGCGGTCTCCGGCATTCTCACGTTCAAACTGGGCAAAGACCAGAAACATATTAACCATCAGACGTCCGATAGCGGTGGTGGTATTGTAATATTGGTTTTCCTTGACCGAAACGAATTCAACGTTATATTTTTCGAAAACATCAAGCAATTTGAAAAAATCGCGAATTTCACGGGTGAGACGGTCAATTTTATAAATGATAACCCGGTTAACCAGACCGCACTGAATATCAGCAAGCAACCGCTGGAGTGCCGGGCGGTTGAGCGAGCCTCCGGAATAGCCGCCGTCGTCATAACGAGCGGGCAGCAGTTGCAAAGCCGGATCATTAAGGGATTTGAGATAATTGGTACAGAATTCGTACTGGTTATCCAAAGAATTGAAATCCTGTTCCAAGCCTTCTTCAGTAGATTTACGGGTATAAATGGCACAATTGATTATTTTTTCGGGCATGGCACGGTCTCCCTGACGACTTGGATGCGGGTTTGATGAGCGGCAAAAAAGTCTATAATCTGCATCAAGCGGGTAGAATTTTCGCCAAAAAAGATTGTATCTTCAATTATGACGCCATCGATTTGCCCAAAGCGGATATCTTCAAACAGATTTTGCAGACCGTTGGTCTCTCCGTTTGCGGACAAAACAAGCGTATCGGAATAATGCGGCAGGGATTTTCCCAGACGATAGCGGGCAGCGAAATCCAGACAGCGCTGATATTGCTCCCGATCGGCTTTGCAGCCGGTGTCGGCAGGATGGCTGCGGGTGTATATGGCATAGGTCATTGCGCAGTCTCCGAGAGTTTGAAGAAGCGCTGGACGTTCCAGTTGGTGCCGCCGGTAATAAAACGTGCAATTTTTGCCAGCGAACTGTAATGGATGCCGTTCAGAACGAAATCTTCATCGGTAACTTTGATTTTATAGGTTTCGCCGCGATATTCCTTGACAATCAGCGTACCGGCCGGCAGAGTAATGCGATTTTTGCGTTGGGCATAAACCGGCGTTTTTCCCTGATTTAGATCATCTATCATGCGCTGGGCACTAGAACTAATCCCGCCGAAAGCCAGAACCTGAAGCTGATAGGTTATCTTGGGAATCAACTGGCGGCGGCTTGCGGTCAGCGGCGCTTCGGCATTAAACAATTCTTTATATTTTTTGCGAAGTGCTTCGATGGGCATTTTGTTGACCTCTAACACCTCTTGTAATACGCTAGTCATTATTTGTATCTCCATGGTTGTTGGCGTCGGTGTCAGTTGTGCTTACATTTGAAATTAGTTCCAGTCTTTTGTTGCCTGTTGTCCCTTCTTTCTTGGACAGATGGCGATGAAAGGCAAGCGTGAGCAGACTGGTGACAACGATAAGATTTTCTGGTTGGGGATTGGGCAAGGTGTCCATAACAGCAAACTCCATTTGTTAAACTCTGATTTAGCGAATCAACGGTTGCATAAAAAAATGAAATTGCCGATGCGGGGAGAAACACGGGAGAGATGAAATGACGGGAAAACAGTTTGTTAAGTTATAAAAAAAATGCATTTTATTTCACTTTAGGCTGGACTTGTGAAATTGTTTCCGGCTTTGTTTGGTTACAGACGACAATGGTGTCGTCCTGAACCAGACAAACGAAAGGAAAGAAAATGAATGATAAGGTAAAATACCCGGAAATTACGGTAGAATTGATTGGACAGAACGGAAACATCTTTAATCTGATTGGAATCTGCACACATGCCATGCGCCGGGGCGGCGTGAACCGGGACGAACGGGACAAATTCGTCGACGAAGTAACGCATGCCGGGAGCTATGTGGAAGCGCTGGCGGTTATCATGCGGTGGGTCAACGTGGAATAGGCAGCAGTCCGGTATATAAACAACGGCTCTTATTCGGGAGTTGTTGTTTATTCTTTGATAAAAACAAAGTAAAAATTCTTAAAAAACAGCTGAAAATTCAGGATTAGTTGTTGTTGGCAGGAGTATCTAGAGGAGAATCCTCAGGAAATTCAAAATTTTCATTAAAATAAAGGGATAAGATAGCTAAAACGTTTTTATCTGGAGCAAGATTGCCAAGCTCTATTTCTTCAAGAACAGAAAGAGGAATGCCGGATTCCGAGCTTAGCTCCGGAAGCGTAACCCCAAAACGTTGGCGATAGGACAGCAAAAGCAGGCCAAATCCTGCATTGGCAAACGAAAATACATTTTTGTTCAATTCATAACCCCTTTTCTGACAACACTCCAGGACAAGCCTCAGGTGGAGGAGTTCTCAGACTTCAACAAGCGTCCGTGCCTATTTGTTTTCAAAAGAAAACTTATTCCGCACCCTCCTCCGAAAAGGAATTGTGCAGAATTACACCAAGTTCTACGGACTTGTGCTGAAGGGCTGAGAGGCCCCTATGTGACTTATAATAATCATCGTCGGAAATAACCGACAGAGTCATTGTAAGGGCTTATATCTTAAAATGCAATTAAAAAAAATGATTATACGGGGCTTGCGGTTGCTCCCGGTTATACCGCAAATGGTAATTTTATTGCGATAGTGTATTTATTAGCTGGACTTATAAAAATGTTTCCGGCTTTGTTGCTGTTGTAAAAGATAAACTATAACGAAAGGAAAAAGATATGACAAAACAGTCAATAATGTTACAGCTACTGACTCAGATTAAACGAGAGTTTAACATTGGTGAACCCAGATTTCCGCATCTGAAGCTGAAAGTCAGTGACATCAGTCCGAAACAGGATGCAATCGAATTATATATCCGAGCCAAGGATATTCTCTGGAACTCAAACCTTCCTCAAAGGCAAGTTGCGGATATTATTCTTGATCTTGGCGCAGCAGTGCAGCTGAAAGATGGTAAAAACATTCTTCAAGAAATTGTAAAACTCTTTTCCTTATATTAAGAGATTATCCCCTTACTCAAGGCAAGGGGATACTTTTTTTGCCGTGCAGTAAAATATGCGGCGTTTTGTGTTTATTAACTGGACTTGTCGGTTTGTTTCCGGCTTTGTGTGTTTGAAAAAGAAACAATTGATAAGGATAAAACAATGAATACAAAAACCGTGAAAATAAGAGAACTAAACGACCAACTGAGAATTTGTCATGTCGGCGGACAGATTGTCTTCTCCGTTGAAGTAAGTGCCTTGTCCCCAGAGCAACGTGCAAAAATTGTACAGAAAGTGGTAAAATTTAAAAACTTTACTGCCGAAAACGATCCTTACAAAGAACATGATTTCGGAAAAATCAGCCTAGCCGGAGAAGACTACTTCTGGAAAATAGACTATTATGACCTTGACTTCTGTTTTCATAGCCCGGATGCGGCAGATCCGACCATGACCAGACGGGTGTTGACGATTATGAGAGCAGACGAATGGTGAAAAGGCGGCTTTAAGCCGCCTTTGTGTTAATCCCGGAAGGGATTGAGATATTTTTTTTCATCATAAAAAAACTTATCACTTTGAAAAAATGTAAATACCTCGGGTGGATCTAAGGCAGGATCACCGATTACCCCGTCTCCGGCATGACCGCTGCCCTGTTGAACGACAAGGGTATTGAGCCGCGGCCATACCCTTTCATCACATTTGTTTGCTATCATTCCCAAAACATTTCCAAATCCGGTGGGGCATTTTTTATATCCGCACCATTGGGCTGCCGCCGTATATGTTATAAAGTTGCCGTTTTTAGCACATTCGATTAACTTTGGCCAAAGAATGGCTGCTGCAAATTCCCATTTATTATCTGCTTCCATATTAAGCTCCATTAATGTTTTGCCTGCATGATATTAGGCTGTTTACCGAGATTGGTTTCCCTGTGTCGGAATTTTCCCCTTGGGCTATTTGAACAGGTTATAAACCTTTGTGCCGGAAAGCAAGTATTTTAATACCCGCAACAACTGAAAATGTTATTGAAATCTTAAATTTTATGCTCTAACGTGAGACAGTAATTTTGAGTGACGCCAAAACTCAGCTTTACAGAAATATAATCACAGCGGGGTTTGATATTCCCCGTCAGCCGATAGGCATAATATCTCGACACTGCGGTCGGGATGCTTCCGATTATACAAAAGGCATGTGTCGGAAGCAACGATACCTTTTAGGCAGTTGCCGCCGACAAGCCAAAGGTCGGAGGTCTCATTTCTGTGATGATGATTTTGGCGACATTCCCGGCCACCTTTCATTCGGTGGCCGTACGGCACGGATGATGTCGCTTTCAGACCTTTTGAACAGGTCAGCGTATTCTTCGTGTGTTAGGATTATGAAGTTTTAGAAAAACTGACACAACGGAGGTAATGATGGAACTATCCAAACAAAAAAAGTCACGTGGCATAACTCAAAACGGCGAACCCAACCCCATCGACATTCATGTTGGGAAACGATTGCGGTTGAGGCGACTATTGCTCGGTTTGTCTCAGGATAGGCTGGGGCAGATGATAGGGCTGACTTTTCAACAAATTCAAAAGTATGAAAATGGAACCAACAGAATCAGCGCAAGCCGATTGTGGGATATTGCGGTCTTGCTTGAAGTACCAATTAGCTTCTTCTTTGAAGATATGGATCAGGAAACTTTGGAAAGAAGTCCGAGAAAACTTTGGGGAAATGCCCAACTGGCTGAACAGTTGCAGGAAACGACAGAAGATCCGCTGACTAAAAGCGAAACTCTTACAATGATACGAGCTTATTATAAAATTGCTCCGAGTATACGAAAATGTTTGTATCAGATTGTGATGGAAATGTCAAAAGGATCCTATGTTTACGCAAAAAAAACAGATGATTTACCGTAGAAAACAGACCATTTCTATAGTTCTTTGATTTTACTGCATTTTTTATATTTATTTGCTGGACTTATGAAAATGTTTCCGGCTTTGTGTGTTTGTAAGCAACAAAACCCTTGATTGGAAAGAAATTAATATAACACACAAAGGAGAAACACTATGGATATTAAATTGACTGCTGCACAGGAAAAATTGATTGAAGCATTAAAAGCTAATCCTGGAACTGATGCTCAAGAGCATCTGAATCACATCCACAATCAGGCAATTGCCGATGAGATGATTAACCGACTGCTGAAATTTGGCATCTTACATCTAAATCCGGAAACAGGTCTCCGGGAACTTGCCCCCGCCTATATGGCCACAGCGACAGCTAACGCCGATGTCGATGCGGTGGAGGAAGAAAGCGATATCATTCCGAATGTGGAATTCGGCGATACAGCGACCGAGAAAAATGAAGAAAGGCAGAAAACAAAAGCTGCTGGGAACAGTGAATCGGCACAATCGGAAAGAATTAACAAAAAAGGACTAATCTTAGAAATGCTGCAAACCAAGGCAAGCCTAGACGAGATGGTAGCAGCAACTGGCTGGGAAGAAAAGTCGGTACGCGGAGTCATAAGCCAGCTGAAAAAGGAAAAGCACCTAAACATCTGCCGCGAAAAGGATAAAAACAAACAAAACTTCTATTATATTGCCGCCGCAGAAGCAATCGAAACGGCCTAAAACAAGAAGTTATCTGTAAAACCCTGCAAGAAAAATTTGTGGGGTTCATTTTTTACTTGAAAATTATTAAAAGTCAATTAAAATTGTAAGTGTTTATATTCTCTATTTTGAGTTGTAAAATATGGGAGTTTTTTTTATGAATTTATTAGCCAAAGAATATTTCAGCCTTCAAGAAATCAGTAATATTTGGGCTGTTTCAAGAGATGATTTACTTTATTACGGGGAAAATAACATCTTGGAAATTAGTGTCAGACCAGCAGCAATTGCAGCAGGAATAGAAAGAGTTTGCTATAATACTGAATTTGCAAATTATCTTACAGAGGGGAAAAGCCAGTGCTTTTCCCCTCAACCTTTATTACCAACAGATATCTACCGGATTATGAAAGCAGGTACAGATGCTGTACCTGTCTATCATACAAAATATAGATTCCATGAAAAAATTTCAGATATTATAGAAAATAAGGGAATTTTGCTTTCTTATACAGACTTGGTCGTAACCAGAGCCGAAAAGCATTGTTTTGAGATAAACAACGGAATGTGTTTGAACGGGAGACAGATTGATATCTTCAGACATTCCGGAGATTTTCGAGAAGTCTATTATGATAACCGGAGATATCAGTTCGGTGTGATACAGGCGAGAATCATTGCATTGCTTTATGCTGCAAGTCGGACGGAGATGCCTTGGGTGCACGGGAAAGATCTGTTAAACAAAGCGGGATCAGAAAGTCTGCGAGTGGCCGCTCTGTTTCGTGGAAATATCGGCTGGCAGGAGCTTGTATTTTCTGACCGCCGCGGCTATTATCGTTTAAGGCTTCCCCTTCGGCATATTGTTCCTGTTCAGCCGCAACTTCAGTTTGCCATATGAAATCCTAATATTATCTGTTTGAACAATCCCGAAAATATCGGGATTTTTTTATTTATTTCAACCATTGCGTTCCATACGGTTTCCGTACCATAATTAGCACTTTTCCAAACATAATAATGTAATGTTTGATATCTTTTTCTATTACTCGTTTGTTTTCTATAAAAAAATAAACAAGTAATGAAAGATATGTTTCATACTCCGGAACTGCCAATGTCCGTCTGTTTTTCCGGTTTTTAATATGCTTAGAATACAGCTATAAAGCAATAACGGAGAATTCAAGATGGAAAAAGAATATTATACATTGACAGAACTTACGGAGCGGTGGGATTTTTGCTTGCATGACGCTTTGTATCTGGCAGAAAATAATATCTGTCGGTTTTGGATTAATCTGCCAGAGAGTGATGCTATACGCTTTCGAAAAGAAAGTAACAACGGTTTGACTTATGATCTTCCTCTTGAAAATTGTCAGGCAAAAGGATTGCTATTGCTGACGACAGAAGATGTGCGGCGCATTATCATTTACAAAACAGCCAATGTTATTCAGCTGCCCTGTCAGGATGATATGACAGTTTTTGTGCGGCTGAAAGCGGTGAGAGAACTGACAATCGATGATGTGTTAATACTTTGTAAAGATAAGCTCCGTTTGGAAAAAGAGCTGGGATTTTTTGATAAGAAAGCTAAAGTTAAAAGTGCTGATATCCGTCATAATATTGATGACTTTTTCATTGAAGAACTGCCGAACGGATATACAAAATTCAGCTACCATGGAAAGAGCTATGTTTATGGCTTTGTACAGTCGAAAATTATTAAACAATTGTATGATGCTGCAAAAGACGGGCGGATTTGGATTTACGGCAAAACCTTGTTAAAAAATGCAGGATCCACCAGTTATCGTCTTGGTGATGTTTTCCGCCCGCACAAAGAATGGATGGAACTGATTAAAAGCAATAAACAGGGATTGTACCGCTTGTATTTAGAGTAAAGAATAGCTGCGATTCTTAATATTAATAAACCTTGACTTTTGTAAAATTCCGACTAATCTAAAATAATACCTTATATTAGTCGGAGTTTGCTATGTATATTCAAAGAACCATAGAAAAAAGCATTGATAGAGCCAACAAGTTTTTTCCGGTAGTGTTAGTTACCGGACCGCGTCAGGTCGGCAAAACGACGGTTTTGCAAAACTGCGAAACCCAGCCTCGGACTTATGTGTCACTAGATACTCTGGAGAATAGAGAACTGGCGAAAAATGATCCGACATTGTTTCTGCAGCGTTATCCCGCGCCGGTGCTGATTGATGAGATTCAGTATGCTCCGGAGCTGTTCCCTTACATCAAGGCCAGCGTGGACAAGGAAAAAAAGAACGGAATGTATTGGCTGACCGGTTCGCAACAGTTTCATCTGATGAAAAACGTCTCTGAAAGTTTGGCCGGACGGGTCGGCATTTTGCAACTGGAAGGCTTGTCACAGGACGAAAAAAACGGGCATCCGGACGTTCCGCCCTTTCTGCCGACGGAAGAATACATCAAAGCCAAAGTACAGAATGCGACTGAAACAGATTTGTTAAAAATTTACGAACTGATTTGGAAAGGTTCATATCCGAAGCTTTATCTGGCAGACAGCGATTATTGGGCAGTTTTTTACGAATCTTATATGCAAACCTATATTGAACGCGATATTAAAGCGCTAAGCGCGGTGGGCAATGAGCTTGATTTTGTGAAATTTATGCGAGCGCTGGCGGCCAGAACCGGAGAGATGCTGAATTACAGCGAACTGGCAAACGACGTCGGCGTTTCACAACCGACAATAAAGTCCTGGCTTTCCATTTTGCAGGCTTCCGGGCTTGTTTATATTCTGCGTCCTTATTATAACAATGTTGGCAACCGTTTTATTAAAACGCCGAAAGTCTATTTTATGGACACGGGGCTGGCCTGTTATCTGACCGGCTGGAAAACGCCTGAAGTTTTGGAAAGCGGTGCAATGAGCGGCAATATGTTCGAGACTTATGTTGTTTCTGAAATCATCAAAAGCTATTGGCATAACGGCAAACAGCCAGACATTTACTATTATCGCGACAAAGAAAAGCGAGAAATTGACGTGTTGCTCCATGAAAACGGCACGCTGTATCCGGTAGAGATTAAGAAAAAAAGCAACCCGGACAAAGGAGATATCAAGGCTTTTAACGTTATCGAAACGCTTAAACAAAAAAGAGGAACTGGCGCTGTTGTCTGTATGGCGCAGACGCATTTGCCCCTGACTGGTGATGTTAATATCATTCCGGTTGGATATTTGTAATCCCGCCAGCGTAATAGTTTTTAATTAAAATACATAAAAATTTTTCGACTAATTTTAAATACGACCTTAGATTAGTCGAACTTATCAGCATAAATTGTCAACGTTTATTAAAAAAATTTTATAATATATAACGGCAATAAACTAAGAAATCTGCGGTGGGGCAACAGCTTTACTGCTCCCTACATCGTGGAAAACGGCAGAAACATTAAGAATGGCATTGTAACTTCTAACAACTATGGAGCTTATGATGCAACCGACTAACATTATTTATGAAATATCATCAAAGCCGATCGGCGAACTGGCTGAACTACCCGCGGCAGAACTGGCTGAGATGCAAAAGGAAGTGGAAACCCTGATTGCGCTGGCGGATAATGTACGCAAGTGGCTGAATGGCGCGTTGATGCTGAAATATCGTGACCGGCTCGATGCCAAACGGCGGGAACTTGGCCGCACGTTCGGCGAAATCCGTTTGCAGGAAGACGGGCTGGAAATTACGGAAGACCGGCCGATGGTGTTGGAATGGCAAAAGGACAAGCTTAAGGAATATGCCAAACGCATTGCAGCCAATGGCGGCAACCCGGAAGACTATATGGACATCGACTATACGATTTCAGAGAAAAAGTATTGTTCGCTCAGCGATGAAGCCCGCAAAAGCCTGAACGCTGCCGGAAACATCCGCCCTGGATGTGCGGTCATTACTCTGACCAAAAGGGAGACTGCCAATGACTGATACCGAAAACCTGCATGAGCGGCCGTTGTCCTCTTTTGCCGAATTAGGCAAAGTTGCTGTTAATCGGTTGGCGGAAAACAAAATTATTACCGTTGCGGATTTACTGAAACGCTCAAAACGAGATTTGCTCTATATTCCCGGTTTTGGGCCGAAAAGCATTGATCAGGTTCTGAAACTGCTAAAGAAATATAACCTTAAAATCCGCGAACGCTAAAGTTTATCGAGGGGGATAAGCCGATGCAGTTTTATTATGACAGCGGGCTCTTGAAAAAAAGAGTTCTGCAGGATTTGGAAATCTGGCTGCCGCAATGGTACCCGAAAGGAAGCGGCCGCAAAGGATATTTTGAAATCGGAGATATTGGCGGTACACCCGGCGACAGCCTGAAAATCTGCCTTTCCGGTGCCAAGCGCGGCCTGTGGTACGATTTTGCCACGGCCGAGGGCGGCGACGTTTTCTCTCTGTGGGGACGCAACCGCGATATCTCCGGTTTTGGCAATATTCTCAAAGACATTGCCGGATATTACGGCATCAGTGGTTGTGAAGTCCCCGGAACCAAGGAAAAACGCGGCAGCCCGGATCGGCGGCATGTTTATCTCAATGCAGACGGCGATATAATATGTTATATTTATCGCTACGAATATGCAGACGGCAGCAAAGAGTTTCTGCCCTGGAATGCGGCAAACGGCAAGACCGAATTTCCGTCCCCGCGGCCGCTTTACCGCCTGCCGCAGCTTCTTAAAAACAATGTAATCATCTTAGTTGAGGGCGAAAAATGCGCTGATGCGCTGGCCGCCGCCGGATTTGCAGCGACGACGCTGATGGGCGGTGCCAATACCCGGATTGAAAAAACGGATCTCTCGCCGCTCAAAGGCAAAGACATCATTTTGTGGCCGGACAATGACGAACCGGGGCGGAAATATGCCGACAATGTGGCTGAAGCCCTGCTAAAGCTTCCTGTTTCTTCGCTCAAAATTACCCCGCCGACACCGGACAAGCCTGCCAAATGGGATGCGGCAGATGCGGTGGCGGAGAAATTCGACATTGCCGGACATCTGGCCAAAGCAGGAATTTATGAGCCAACGGAAAAGGTAGAACCAAGCGGACGTTTGAAAATCGCGGATTTTACCGGAGAAATGTTCGCTACCGAGCCGCCGGAACTGCAATTTGTGGTCAAAAACACCATCCCGCGCGGTGTGGTCGGGTTGCTTTCAGCAATGGGAGACACCGGCAAAGGTATGCTGTTATTGGATTTGGCGCTCAAAATCTGTCAGGATAAGACAGGAATGAGCCTTAAAGCCTTCGGTAACCCGGTAACGGCTACCGGCAGCGTGGTTATCTTTGCCGGAGAGGACACTGCCGACGAAATTCACCGCCGGATTTACAAGTTGATGCCGGGCGGACTGAACGGACGGATTGATCCGGCCAAACTCCATATCATCCCGCTGCCGAATACGGGCGGACCGTTTGCAATTGCCCGAAAATGCCGCGGCAGCGATGAATTCTGCCTGACGGAAGAATTTGAAAACATCAAAGCCCAGCTTGAAGCCATTTCTGACTTGACGCTGGTGGTATTTGACCCGCTGGCCTCGTTTGCCGGATTGGATCTGAACGCTGATCCGCGGGCGGCAAGCTATATTACCGGTCAGTTGGCGGCACTGGCAACAGCAACCAATGCCGCGGTTATTGTTGCCCATCATATTCGCAAAAATGACGGCATTACCTCGCCGCAGGAAGCCCGCGACGCTATTCGCGGCACAACCGCAATCGTAGATGGGGTGCGGTTTGCAATTGCCTTCTGGGCAAACACAGCGGAAGAAAAAAAGATTTTTGCCGAACTGGATCAGGAATACCGCCCGAACGCCTGCTTCAAAGGCGCGGTGGTTAAAGCAAACTTTGGAGCTGATCGGACGGTGCGCAACTACATACGCAGCGAAACCCGGGCGGTGTTAGAAGAAGTGCCGGTCAAGATTGTGCCGAAAACCCTGTCGGCGGAAGAATTTGGCAAGCTGCTGGTTGAAGCTATCGGCGAAGCGGAGAATGCCGGAACGCCGTTTGCAATTTCGGGGATCTCCGGACTTTACGAAAACCGCGAGAAACTGCCGTTTGAACTGCAGGAAGCTTCCCGCGACTTTATCCGCAATACGGCCAAACGGCTGTTGGCTTCCGGACAGATTTGCCGTATCGGACAGACCGGCAGCAGCGATAAAAAATGGCTTGGTATCCCCGATGCCGGGAGGTGCGCATGACGGCGCCATTACCATACTTTCCTGAATGTAAAAAGCCGGAATACGCCGTCAGGAATCCGCAATGCAGGAAAACTGCGGCTTACAGCAAAATGACCGCTAAGGCAAAAACGGGTTTCCGTCATGAACGTGACGGATTCCGGCGTTTAGATTTTGGTTCAGGAATCGCTTTTAACTCATTGAAAAATAATCATTACCATTTAAAGAAATTCACAACAGCGCGGTCGGTATATATATTTTTTAAAATATATATACCGGCTGCCGTGACCGTCGTCAGGAACGGAAAACAGGAACAGCAAAGGAAATTGTCATGGCAGAATTAATTTGGACACGGGAGATGGTCAAAGACTGGTTTGAGAGCGCCGTTTATACTCTCAAAAAAATGCCGAGAGAAAAGGTTCAGGGTTATAAAACCTATTGGCCGGGCATCAGATATACCGAAATGGAACTTTTGCAGATGGACAGGAAACCCATTCGTCTGGTGGCCAACAGTCTGGACATTGCCCGTTTGGATGCGGTGCTGGAATGGATCTATCTGGTGGATAATGTAGACCAGCGGTGGATTATTTGGCAACGGGCCAAACGTTATCCCTGGCGGCTGATCTGCAAAAGATACGGCAAAACCAGCCGAACGCTGATTGACTGGCACAATGCCGGGATTGATGTCATTGTCAAAGTGTTGAATAATCCGAAAAGTGATCTCTTTGCCAAGAACCGCGTTCTTTTAAGCAAATATTTGTCTTATTAGCTGGACTTACCAAAATGTTTCCGGCTTTGTGTTTGCTGTAACGAAAAACAGTAACAGAAAGGTTTTATATATCTTTTAACTTGAAAAATAATGATATTTTGTTTTTAAATGTTGTTTATCGTTTTGTATCAATTGTGTATAGTTTAATGCAGAAAAGTTAAGTTCAAAAATGAAAATATTTTTACATTAATTGTTGAAATTAATGCTATATTAAATAATATTTGGTAATAGAAATTAAAATAGTTGATTTTTCTTGCGAAAAATATAATTTATAAAGCATCAGAGGGAAGAATGAAGCTAAAATTAAAAAATGTAGGAAAAATTAAAGAGGCAGATATTGAATTATCTGGCCTAACGTTGATTGCAGGCCCCAATGATTCAGGTAAGTCTACGGTAGGTAAAGTTTCATTTGCTTTAGTGAAATCGATTGCAAATTATCCGGCCTTATTTAACCAAATTCAAATAGAAAAGCTTTATAAAGAATATCTAAATCCTTTGCGTCTAGAATTAAGAGAGTTAAGTAATTCGGTTTCTTTTCACAGCTCTTCTTTATTCAGAACAGATGAGATATTGGAAAAAAAACCTAAGTTATTAAAAGCTATTAGAGCTTTATATGGCCATTTTGAATTTTCAATGGATATTTCTCATATAAAAAGTTTACTAAAAGATATTTTAAACAATTCTAATGATTTAGAGAATAAAGAAAATATTCAAAATTCAGTTAATTCTACTATTAATTTTCTGTCACATAATAATAGTTCTACCGAAAAAATTCAGCTAATTAGCAATAGAATATTTCAAGATGTTTTTGAAAGTAATATTAATAACTCTGCTTATCGGAATGATAATGCGAGCATAATCTTTGAAAACAATGATATTAATATTATATCCCTAAATTCAAACAATGATAATATCATTTGTGATAGTTTTAGTGAAAATTTTCCGATTTTTTCAGATGCTACTTTAATTGATAATCCATTTCTTCTTGAAGATAATTATAATCTTTATGGAGAATACCGAAATAGATTCATCCCAATGATGTTAAAGCCTATGGAAACTAAGATTATTGATAGCTCAACAGATTTGGTAGAAAAAGAAAAAATTGCAGCTAAGCGTTTGAACAAAGAAAATTATCATGAAAATTTATTGAAAGAATTTGAAAACATATTCAATTCTGCTCAATTTAAGTATAGCTCAAATGATGGAAGGTTAAAATACAAGGTAAATTCTAAAGCAAAAGAACTAGAAATATCAAATATAGCAAGTGGTTGCAAATCTTTTGGTATATTATATATTTTATTGAAAACAGGTGTTATTACAAAAGACAGTCTCATTATTCTAGATGAACCAGAGAATCATTTGCATCCTGAATGGCAGATTAAGTATGCTGAAATCATATGTAAGATGGTAAAAAATGGTTTTTACGTTTTGTTGACTAGTCATAGTCCTTATATGATTCAAGCTTTACGTACATATTCAGAAAGAGAAGAAATCTTTGATAAAAAAGTTAATTTTTATTTTGCCTCTAAAGATAAAAATGGAAAAAATTATAGTATTATTGAAAATGTTAAAAATGAAGATGGTATTTTTGATGATAGCCGGATTTTTCAAAGCTTATATTCTCCGATAGAAACATTAGATGAGATTTATTCAGAAATAAACCTTAAAGTAGGAGCTAGTTTATAATATGTTGCTTCTTGCATCTGGTTCAAAAAAAGCAATAAATTACAATAAAAAATTATGTGAATGTTGTGAAACAAAGTGTTCTACTCCTCTGGTAACAAATCTAGAATATTGTGGTTTCGATGAAATAGCTAAAGGTGTTTTAAGAGCTTCTACCCGTGAAAATATAACCTCAGTTGATTGCATTAGAAATATAGATGATAATAATAGTATAGTTTTGTTAGAAATAAAGAACCAAAAACCATCTAATATAGAAATCAATGAAATTACACTAAAAATAAAAGAAACAATGCAATATTTGCATGACTATGAACCTCTTTTGTTTCAACCATATAATACAAAATTTTTTTTAGCAATACCTGAACAAAAATTTGAACAAATCTTAATTAACAATCAAAAATTCAGTTGTGGAATGCAAAAGTTTGCAACAAATATGGTTAAGCAAATACTCAAGATGTTTAATGACAAATATTATAAAATACCGATTTATGGAACTGAGTGTATATTACAATCAAAAATTATTCAGTGTAGAAATACAGAAATATTATGTGGATGAATATAACCTAAAGTAATTTTATAAAAAATAATGTATAATGCTCTTATTTAGGGTAAGCTGTAATAAATACGCTAAAGATTTTTTTTTACAAAAAACTTAAAAATCTGCCTTTTCAAGTGAAATGTACTTCAAAGCCTTATTGGACAAGGGATTGCAGCGGGATAGACAAAGAAAAATTTTATAGACAATAGGTCGCAAAGGCCCGGATTTCCTAGAATCGTACTTCACATATTCTTTTACTTCACATATTCGCAAAAATGGTTTATCAAATCAGGTATAATCGGGGCGTTGTATAGATATCGTTCTGGCAAAAAAGGAAAATCCCCCTCATATGATCATCACGGAACTCCAAATAAATGATACTGTGGAACAACAGTTACATCTGGTTGCTTCACGGCAAATTCCCTTTGCCGTAGCGGCTTCTCTGACGGCTGTGACAAAAATTGCCCAAGCCGAAGTGCGCGATCATATCAACGAAACCTTTACCATTCGCCGGAAAAGCGGTGGGTTTGCCAGCAGTATTGCCATTAAACCGGCGACCAAACAAAGCCTGACCGCTGAAGTTTATACAATGGCCCGATTTGCAGCTTTACAACAAATCGGCGGATTACGGCAGCCGCAGGGAAGCAACTTGGCAATTCCATCCTATCAGAATTTGAGCGAAGTTAAAATGCGGCGGTCTGCGCGCAGCATTGCCGATGCCTTTGAAATGAAGCTTCAGGATAGTCAGAAGGCTTTGGTTCGTCGCCAGGGAAAAAGCTTGCAGTTGCTTTATTTCCTAAGAAAACAAGCCGATGTGCCGAAACGTTTCAAAATGATTGAAATTGTTACGGAAACAGTCCGGCGGGAATTTGAGAGAAATTTAATACAACAGATAGATAAGTTATGAATCATGAAGATATGATTGGAGATATTGATCAAATAATTCCCCGTAATCTTTATTCTTCCTAATTTTTTCTTGAATTAGTCTTAAATTTCGTTTGCTAACCTTTCGAATCACTCTGCTCCGGTCATGGCAGATATAAACATTACCGGTGAATGGATCAAGAACTTCACAATGGCAATGTGCATGAATCGGAAATGGCCATATATCATCTGCATCGCTTTTATGAATACGCCATTGATGGTTACCGATTGTTGCAGTACCTTCTTGGACACATTCAAGTTCATTAACCTTCTCAACAACAATATCAAAACAGCATTCATAAGAATGACATAATTTTATAAAAAAATCTTCGACTTTTGGTATATTTTCAAATTCCGCCTCGAAAATAATATGATAGTTAGAGGTTTCGATTTTTATATTTTCTAAAAGAAGGTTCTGCAATAAAGTATTATGATATTTATCTTCAAGCTCAAAAAAAAGCCGAAATTTAATATGATTATTGAGTGGGTTTTGAAAAATGGACCCTGCAAAATAACCATTGAAGAATAACGTCTCGTTTACAATTCGAATTAGCGAGTTGTCACCAAAAACTTTATAGTTTTTATCTGAAGAAGAATTATTTGGCATTGCTGTCCAGACTGAAAAACAAGGTATCTTCCTGTGATATCTTGATATTTTGTGTCAGAGTGTTGACAATGATCGGCTGTGATGGATCTATGTCCAAAGTCGTGCCATTTGGTCTGTTAGGCTGTACCGATTTGAAATCTATTGAAAGAATCGGCGTACTGTGGCCATCTGCATCAGAGATATAGGCGTTACGCCCAATAAACTTTATTGAATACTGTTTCATTCGTGCCTCCGCCGCGTATTAAAAAATAAAAATCAGGAATGGGCAAGAAAAACCGGATGGTTACTAACTTTAATATCGTTTAATAAAGTATGTTTTAGGTGTCGACAGGAAATGAGACCACTTCAACGCGCTGTTTAGCTGTTCATTTAGATTTGGGCGGAGAGCCGAAAAAACACATATTTTTTATTTATTTCGTTGAAAAAGGTACTGTCCAGAGATTTTTCGATGCGGGTAACGCGAACCCCGCCGCGTCGCTACCGACAGACTAAAAAAAGGGTTCGCACCAAGTTCGCACCGAATTTGCGCCAAAGCCTTATAATATAAGGCTTCGCGCGGATATTATTATAAAAAAGACAGGTTCGCACCTGATATTATCAAAACCGTTGCCCAGTAAGGCATACAAAAGAATTTTTGTAATAACAGTAAAGGTTCGCAGTTGCGAACCTCTTTTTTATATAAGGAAGCAAGAATTGTGGATATACCTACCTGCCGAGTGTTATCACTCTGTTCCGGGGTCGGAGGTCTTGACCTTGGACTTAAACTCGCAATGCCAACTAGCCGAACAGTCGCTTATATGGAGATCGAAGCCTATGCGTGCGAAATTTTGGTTAAACGCATGCAAGAAAAAATCTTGGATCCGGCACCTCTTTGGTCAGATATCAAATCCTTTGATGGCAAACCGTGGCGTGGAAAAGTGGATATTATCACTGGCGGATATCCGTGCCAACCGTTTTCAGTTGCAGGAAAGAAACTCGGAGAAAAAGATTCCAGACATCTCTGGCCCCATGTGCGGAGAATTGTTTCCGAGGTTGAGCCAACGCTCTGTTTCTTTGAAAACGTCGGCGGACATCTACAGCTGGGGTTTGAGCAAGTCCATGATGACCTACAAGGACTGGGTTACAAAGTTAAGGCAGGCTTGTTCACTGCGGAAGAAGTCGGTGCTCCGCATCGCCGCGAGCGGCTCTTTATCTTGGCCTACCGTGATGACGGCAGATGCAACGGTTGCGGAAACAATCACGCCCAACGACAGGTATGTCCAAACCAAGAACGGCACCCTGCGCCGATACATCAAGAGCGGACACAACTGCAGCCTGGGATTAGCGAGAACAGCACGTCTCTGGCCGACAGTGCTGGTATCGGAAGCCAACGGCGCTTCGCTCAAAAAAGTTCAGACCGGGTATTCGCGAAGCCGTCTGAAAGAGGAAGTTTTGTTGTGGAAACAGCCGCAGAGATGGCGGACACCGAATGCCTCGGATGCCGAGGGCGGCGTTATGGAGATCAGAACGGGAACTTCTGCCCGGATAAAACTTCGCGGTCATTCCGTACATGTTGCCAATTGCCTCTGTGGCCACCCAGACCAAATGACTTTGATGACTGGCGAAATATCCCAGAGAACCTTAAACCCGCGATTTACCGAATGGCTGATGGGCTGGCCGACCGGGTGGACAGAGTTAGAGCCTGCGGCAACGGCGTGGTGCCTCTGGTGGCGGCGTATGCGTTTACAGTTCTTACGTCTAACCTTGAATTTACAACAACAGGTATCTTAAATGAACGAGAAAGTTAAATTAAAAGTTGAATATGTCAAACTGGAAGAACTCATTCCCTTTGAGTTAAATGCCAGAACGCATTCCAAAGAACAAGTCGGACAGATTGTCAATTCCATCGGAGAGTTCGACTTTGTAAATCCTATTCTGGTCGGTGTCGACAATATGATTATTGCTGGTCATGGGCGTTTGATGGCAGCAAAAAAGGCCGGATTGGAAACGGTTCCAATTATCCGCCTTCCACATCTTGACTATAATCAATGCATGGCTCTGTCTCTGGCAGACAATAAAATTGCTGACAATGCCGGTTGGGATGAAGAAAAAATCGTTGAAATCCTCGGAAAACTTGAGGATGCGCATTTCAACATTGATATTTTGGGCTTTTCCAACAAAGAGCTTGAAAATTATCGGGATGAATTTGAGACCAATGATGAAGAACTTGAATTTGAAAACGAAGTCCCTGATTTTGTGGAAAAACCGGTTGCCCGGCGCGGGGATGTTTGGATTTTAGGCGATCACCGTTTATTGTGCGGCGACGCAACAAGCCAGACAGACGTTGAAAAAGTTATGGACGGCGAAAAAGCGCAAATGGTTTTCACCGATCCGCCATATAACGTGAATTACGGAAATGCCTTGCGAGATAAACTGGCTGGAAAAGAAGGCGAACGCTCAATTCTGAATGATAATCTTGGCGAGGGCTTCCCTGCTTTTCTGTATGACTTCTGCTGCAATATCCTTGATGTCAATGTTGGCTCTTTTTATATTTGTATGGGCGGGTCGGAGTTGCACACTCTGTACCAAGCCTTTACGGCGGCCGGTGGCAAATGGGAGGCCTACATTGTCTGGGTTAAAGACAAATTTACGCTTTCGCGTTCCAAACACCAACACCAGCATGAATGGATTTTATTCGGCAACCCTTATGAAGAACAGCATGAGGAAATCCTGTTAGGTGCGAAACCCGGTACGGCTCCGGCCTGGTATGGCGGACGAAATCAAACAGACGTGTGGGAATTTCCCCGGCCACAAAAAAGCGCTCTGCATCCGACAATGAAGCCTATCGCACTGGTTGAAAGAGCCATCCGCAATTCCAGCCGGGTAACAGACATCGTCTTGGATACCTTCGGCGGCAGCGGTTCAACGCTGATTGCCTGTGAAAAAAGTGGTCGGCGCTGCCGAATGATTGAACTCGATGAGAAATACGTCGATGTCATCATTAAGCGCTGGGAAGAATATTCCCGAAAAAAAGCCGTTCATGAACAAACCGGCAAAAGTTATGAAGAACTTAAGATTGAAAGAGAAAAGGAAGAAAAACTCACAGAAAAGGCTCCTGAATAGACAGGAGCCTTACTTTTTACGGGATAGCAATGAAATTCTTGGCTTGGTTTAGTTGTGGGGTTACGTCGGCAGTTGCCTGTAAACTGGCGATTGATAAATATGGCGATGATGTTGACATCTGGTATATCGAAACCGGTGCGGCTCATTCGGACAACCAACGATTTATTGAAGACTGCGAAAACTGGTATGGCAGGAAAATTCTGACAGCCCGGCATCCTAAGTTTAAGAATCCTTTGGAAATTGCTGCTATTGAAGTTTTTAATACACCGTGGGGTGCTCCCTGCACTAAATACTTAAAAAAGGAAGTTCGCCAGAGAATTGAAAGAAATTACACTCAACCGATTCACGTATTCGGCTTTGAGTATAATAAAAAAGAAATTAACCGAGCCTTTAGGTGGAAGCAGCAGAATTCCTCAAGAGTTTATTTTCCGCTTATTGAACAAGGGTGGAATAAACGGCGTTGCCTGCAGGAACTTTTACTTAACAAGATTGAAATCCCGGCCATGTACCGGATGGGATACAATAACAACAACTGTATCGGCTGTTTCAAAGGCGGCAAAGGGTATTGGAACAAAATACGGACAGATTTCCCGGACATTTTCAGGCAGACTGCCGATTTGGAACGGAAAACCGGACATACCTGTCTCAAAGATCATGGCAAACAACTCTATCTGGCTGAATTAGAACCAGATGCAGGTAAACATCAAAGTATTGATATTCCCGAATGCGGAATATTTTGTGAACTTGAAATGGCCGGATTGCCAATCAAAAATATTAACGAAATTTTAGAATTTATAAAATTTAACCCGGAAAACCAATGAATACAGCAAAATAAACTGTGATAAACAAATGATGAAAACATGGAAATCTCGATTAGAGCTTATGCCACCCGCAAAGGTATCTCCGATACCGCTGTTCGTAAGGCAATCAAATCCGGGCGGATAACGCTCACCAAAAACGGGAAAATCAATCCGGCGTTGGCTGACCGGCAATGGGAAGCCAACACTGACCCCGCTCAAGTTTATGCTATTAAAGAGGATTCACCAGCACGAGCCGCTTCTTCTGAAACGGCATCATCGGCAAGTTCTGGCAGCATCGGCGTTTCTTACCAGCAAAGCCGGGCTATTCGGGAAGCCTACGAAGCCCGTCTTAAAAAATTAGAATTTGACGAACGCACCGGAAAGTTGATTTCCACGGAAACCGTCCAACGGGAAGCCTTTAATGCCGCCCGGAAAACCAGAGATATGATCCTGAATGTCCCGGATAAGGTCATTCCGCTGCTGATTGGCAAGACTGATATTCATGAGATGAAAGAGATTTTACGGAAAGAACTGCTGCGAACCTTAGAGAATCTGGCGAATTTGTTTGATGGAAATCGAGACTGACAGCTTTTTCAACTACGGATTTGCAAAAGGAATACGCCCAGATCCGGACTATACCGTCGACGAATGGGCCGATGCGCACCGCATTTTATCTTCTGTATCTTCAAGCGAACCCGGGCCGTGGCAAACCTCCCGCGTTCCGTATCTTCGGGAAATCATGCGTTGCCTGTCTCCCTCGCATCCTTGCGAGCGTGTCATTTTAATGAAAGGCGCCCAAATCGGCGGTACTGAATGCGGCAATAATTGGATGGGATTTGTCATCCACCATACTCCTGGCCCGATGCTAATTGTCAATCCGACGGTTGAAATGGCCAAACGAACCTCAAAAATGAGAATTGATCCGGCAATTGACAACTGCCCATCACTCAGAGAGTTGGTTAAAAGCCCGCGAACCAGAGACAGCGGTAATACGGTCTTAATGAAAGAATTTCCCGGCGGCGTTTTGGTTTTGACCGGAGCCAACTCGGCGGTCGGCCTGCGTTCCATGCCTGTCCGCTATTTGTTTTTGGATGAGGTCGACGGATATCCGAATGATGCCGGGGACGAAGGCGATCCGGTAGATTTGGCCATCCAACGTACGGCAACATTTTCGAACCGCAAGATTTTTCTGGCTTCTACCCCGACACTCAAGAACTACAGCCGGATTGAAAAGGCTTTTCTTGAGGGAGATCAGCGTTACTTTTTCGTTCCCTGTCCGGTTTGCGGTACAATGCAAACCTTAAAATGGTCAAACATTAAATTTGAAAGCGGATGTCCTGAAGCCGCATGTTATGAATGCGAAAAGTGCAAATCGCTATGGCAAGACTATCAAAAAGCCGAGATTTTGCAAAAAGGCGAATGGATAGCAACGGCTCCTGACCGCTCAAACGGCAAAATTGTCTCATTCCACCTGTCCTCGCTCTACAGCCCGCATGGTTGGACATCTTGGGGAGACATAGCCAGTGAGTTTGTCAAAGTCCATAAAGACCCGGCTCGTTTGCAGGTTTGGACGAATACCAAACTGGCCGAAACTTGGGAAGATCAGTCCGGAGAATCCATAGATCCGACCGGATTGATGTCACGGCGAGAAAATTACGGCCCGAAAATCCCGATGAATGTGGTTATTCTGACCTGTGGCGTTGACGTGCAGGATGACCGCTTGGAATTAGAGATTGTCGGTTGGGGCAAAGACGAGGAATCGTGGTCGATTGATTACCACGTCTTACATGGAGACCCGTCAACCCCTCAGCTCTGGGATGATTTGGGCAGCATTTTGCAAAGGACATATGAGCATGAACGTAATATTGCACCTCTTTCTATTGCTGCAACTTGTATTGACAGTGGTGGTCATTATACAGATCACGTTATTACATTCTGCGGTGAAAGACTGCATCAGCGCGTGTTCGCAATCAAGGGAAGCAGTTCGGGCTTTGGTGTACCGATTTTTCCAGCGAGAGCCTCCCAAAACAAAAGATTGAAGAAACCAGTGTATGTTATTGGCGTGAATGACGCCAAACAAACGCTCATGCAACGGCTGCGAATTAAAGAACCCGGACCAGGCTGTTGGCACTTTCCAATTGACCGGGATGCCGAATGGTTTACACAGGTTACGGCAGAGGTTATCAAAACCCGGATGGTTAAAGGACGGCCGGTTCGGGAATGGGTACCCAGAACAGAAGGACATCCCTGCGAAGCCTTGGACTGCCGCGTTTATGCTTTTGCAGCGTTGCGCGGGTTAATGCGAAATTGGAAGTTTGACCTGAATGCTGCATTTGAACGTCTCCAAAGCTATCCGCTTAAAAACGGTCAAATTCCGGCAGGTAAAGCCGTTAGTCAAACAGCAGCTGCTCCGACAATTCGGTCGAGAGTTAGAAGTAAAGGAATCAGTTTATGAAATCTTATAAAGAACAGCTTGAAGAAATCCAAAAAGCGATTTCGGATATTCTTTCCGGTGCGCAGGAAGCTTCTTACAACGGGCAAAAAGTCAAAAAAGCGGACTTAAATGTCCTGTTTACGCAAGAAAAGTATTTGCGGGGCAAAGTGTCCCGCGATCCAAGCGGCGGTGGAGACGGAGAGTCCGGCGGCGGCACCAGCAGCGGCCGCAGCGGCATCCGTGTTCGCGGTATTACTCCGGTATAATTTTCTTGTCATCTTAGTCAATCCTCTTAATATAAGAAATATATTAATTTGGCAAATAAAGGAGGAAAACATGACAATTAGTGTTGCTTGGATAAGGAAAATTAAAGATTGTGAAGAATTAATATTTGTTTCTGACAGCCGCTTAGGAGGTGGTGACCGCTGGGATGAATGTCCAAAGATTCTTACTTTGGAAAGAGGTGATTGTGCAATGAGCTTTGCTGGTGATACATGTTGGACATATCCTTTAATGCTACAAACAAGAAATGCTCTTAATCAATATAATAAGATTAAAAGCAGAGCTATGGATATAACAGATGTAAATGGTTTTATTTTGAATGTAATTAACTCAGTATTTAAAACTATAAATAGAGATGATTATCATGGTAATTTAGAAGAAACTGCAGATTTGATATTCGGGGGATATTCTTGGATTTATAAAACCTTTAAAATGTGGAATTACTTTTATTCTCCGTCACAAAGGATATTCATTAAAAATCCCGGTTTTAAAAATTATTTAGGATTAGGACGCCTGATTCTTATTGGTGATAACAATTTAAAAAAAGACTTTAAAGAACGATTACGCAAATTAGTTTTACAGAAATATGGTGTTGCGGATAATACTAGTACAGAACACCATTTTGATATGGAACCTTTTGAAGTCATTCGAGATATGTTAAAAGAGCAATGGGAAGCCCAACAAAAACGTAGCGAAAAGTATCGTACCATAGGTGGGGCTCCTCAAATGATTAAAGTGTATCAATATATGAATTCTCGTCCAGTTGGGATGTATTGGCCGGAAAAAAGTAACGATAATTTTAAAAATAGGACTTTATTAGGTCGACGGTTATTTGATTTTGAAGATACAGAATATTGGTTCATGGATCCCTATACTTTCTATACAAATGCGTGTCATAAAAATAAAATGTTAAATGAAAACAATGAAGAAATAGAATAGACAATACTTTTATTAAGGCTTGCTGTCTTGCAGGCCTTTTTTAGTGGGCATTACATGAAAAAACTTGAAATAAAACCAAATTTTATTGACAAAGCGTTCTCGTATTTTGCACCGGTTCACGGATTGCGACGCTTGGAAGCCCGTACCCGGATGGCTATGGTAGGCGGATATACCGGAGCAAGGCTCGACCGGCGGCAAACAAAAGCCTGGCGGACAGCTGACGGCTCTGCGGACAATGTAACTTTGCCGGATCTGCCGATGTTGCGCGAACGATCGCGAGATTTGCTGCGCAATGCCCCGCTGGCAACCGGTGCGGTCAATACGGTGGTCACCAATGTTGTCGGTACCGGACTTCGGGTACACAGCAATATTGACCGTGAGGTCTTGAAACCGTTTATGAAAACCGAGGAAGCCTTTGACAAATGGGAACGGGAAGCCGAAAGAATCTTCCGGCACTGGGCGGAAAGCACAAATTGCGATGCTACGCGCTATCAAACTTTTACGGAACTGCAAAACCTGATTATCCGCTCCTGTTTGGAAAGCGGCGATATTTTTGTTGTCCGCCGCTACATCAAACGGCCCAATGCTTTGCTGGGCTTGAGTCTGCAGTTGGTTGAAGCTGACCGGGTGGCAAATCCTAATTTTCAAATGGATACGTCAAAACTCAGCGGCGGTGTGGAACTGGACGATAACGGGGCACCGGTTGCTTATTATATATATAAGCGTTTTCCCGGCGATTATACCGAAGGAAGCAACGAATATGTCCGGGTTCCGGCTTTCTCAAAAGACGGAGAACGGCAGGTATACCATATTATGAACCGTATTCGGCCGGGATTGACCCGCGGTGTTCCTTACCTGGCACCGGTTATCGAAACACTCAAACAACTTGATAAATATTCTGAAGCCGAGATTATGTCTGCCGTAGTTTCGGCAATGTTTACCGTCTTTGTCAAAAGTGAATCTGAAGACGGGCTGGCTCCCTTTGGCGGGCAAACCGACAGCACGAATGACAATGATTATAAGCTTGGCGTAGGTGCCATTCTGGATTTGCAGCCAAACGAAAGTATTGAAATTGCCGATCCTAAGCGTCCGAATCAGGCGTTTGACCCATTTGTCCAAGCTGTTTTGCGACAAATCGGTGTTGCGTTGGAATTGCCTTTTGAAATCCTGATCAAACACTTTACCGCCAGTTATTCCGCAGCACAGGCGGCATTGGTGGAAGCCTGGAAGTTCTTTTCGGCACGACGGCGATGGCTGGCAATCCAATTCTGTAAGCCGGTTTATGACATGGTTATCAGTGAAGCAGTAGCAAAGGGCATCTTAGATGCCCCTTGTTTTTTCTCGCATCCGCTTATTCGGGAAGCTTATCTCGGCGCAGATTGGGTCGGGCCGCCGCGCGGACAGATTGACCAGTACAAAGAAATCCGTGCTGCGGAAAAGAGAATCGAAATCGGCATAACAACGCTGGCTGAAGAAACAGCAGCCCTGACCGGCGGCGATTGGGAGCGGAAACATCCGCAAACAGCCAAAGAACATATGATGCGCAAATCATTAAAATAAGGAAAACCAATGAGAAGTTTATTATCACTCGGCAAATATTGGGCAATTGAGCCTGATACCTTTAATAATCTGGAAGCGTTAGTTTCAAAGGATGCTCCGGTTTTGGAGAATACGCGAACCGTCCGAATCCAGAATGGCGTGGCAGTTATCCCGGTCAGCGGAGTTATTACCGGCAGGATGGACTTTTTGACCTATGTTCTCGGTGGGACGGCGCTTGATATTCTGGCGAAAGATTTCCGAACCGCTTTGGAAAACAGCGATATTCGGGCAATTATACTTGATTTTGACAGTCCCGGCGGAATTGCTGTCGGACCGGCAGAAATGGCTGATATGATTTTCAATGCGCGCGGAAGCAAGCCAATCATCTCATATGTCGGCCGAAACTGCTGCTCGGCAGCTTATTGGCTGGCCTCGGCAGCAGATAAGATTGTTGCACATCCGGCGGCTTTGCTCGGCAGCATTGGTGTGGTAACCGCCGTACCGGTACAGGAACAACCGGACGAAAGCGGCACTAAATGTTATGAAATCGTTTCTTCTAATGCCAAAGCAAAGCGCCCGGATCCGCGCACGGAAGACGGAATTAAAACAATTAAGGCAGAGCTTGACGCTCTGGAAGCACAATTCATCGGCAGTGTTGCCAAATTTCGCAACATCTCGGAAGAAAAAATCCGAAATGATTTTGGCAAAGGCGCCGCCATGATAGGCCATGAAGCTCTTCAACGAAGCATGGCCGACGAGCTTGGCTCGTTTGAGAGCGTTCTTGCTTCTCTAACTGTAACCTCTAAAAATGAAAGAAACATAACTATGGATAAGAAAACAGACACTCCCGCTGTTCCGGAGATTACGGCTTCCTATATCCAAAGCCAATATCCCGAAGTTGCAAAAGCCATTGCAGATGAAGCCTATAATAAAGGCATGGCAGACGGCAGCAAAACAGCTGAAGAATCCTATAATAAAGGTGTTTTAGCCGAACGTGAACGTATCCTGGCAATTGAAAAAATTGCCATGCCCGGCCATGAAGATTTGATTGAAAAAGCCAAAGCTGACGGTTCCGTGACGGCGGAAAGCGTCGCAATGCAAATGGTAATGGCCGAGAAAAAACGAGGAATCAACCATCTTGCCAGTTTGCAGACTGCCGAAAAAGAACTTCCGCCAATTCCTGAAGCTCCCGCTCCGGTGGCTGCTCCGCGGGTTGATCCCGAAGCCCCTCTGGAAGACCGAGCCAAAGCCGAATGGAATAAATCCGCTGATCTCCGCAGAGAGTTTGCCAATGAGTTTGAAGACTATTTGGCCTACAAGCAGGCGGAAGAAAACGGTTCGGTCAAAATTTACTCAACCCGTAAGTAAAGGAAAATCAATATGGCAAAATTAACCAATGATATTGCCCGGACTTATGAATTGGGCGATACGAGCGAATATCCCATGCTCGGCGGAGAAATTATCTATGAAGGCGCTGCCGTAGGGATTAACAGCAACGGATATGCCCATGCTTTGCAAACCGGCGATAAATTTGCCGGATTTGCCGAGGAACGGGTAGACAATACTTCCGGAACGGATGGAGAAAAGACAATTAGAACCAAATTTAAGGGAACAGTTGTCCTTCCGGCTCCCAGCGGCGTGTCTCTGACAGATGTCGGCTCAAATTTATTTGCCTCAGATGACAACACGTTCACAACAACATCTGCCAGTACACCGTATATCGGCAAAATCCGCCGCATATCCGATAACGAGATCATTGTAGATTTTCAGGCTTTTGCCGACGCTGTGCCGACAGCCTAAAGTCTATTTCCCTCTATATATTGTAAAGGAATTAAAGAATGAGTGCATCTGCATTATCATCAAGAGCCATTATTGGCTCTTTTTACCGTAGACTGAAACAGGATACGGGAATGAAATGGGTTGCGGCAATCAGCAACTATTTTCAATCAGATCAAGACAGCGAAACCTATAACTGGCTTGGACAAGTTCCGGTCATGCGAGAATGGGCCGGCGGCCGACAGGCAAAAGGCTTTACGACCAACGGATTGACGATTGAAAACAAGCATTTTGAAGCAACGCTTGAAGTACCAGTCAAAGATCTGCGCCGTGATAAAACCGGGCAAACCCGCATCCGTATCAATGAATTGGCTGACAGAACCAATTCCCACTGGGCACAACTGCTGTCAAAGCTTATTGTCAGCGGTGAAAGCACTGTATGTTACGATGGGCAGTATTTCTTTGATACAGACCATGAAGAAGGGAAATCCGGACAACAGAGCAACAAAATCACCTATACAGCCGAAACCGGGGAAACATCTTTGAAAGAAGACCTTTTCCGCCGGGCTATGCTGAAAGGTGTTGAAAGCATCCTGTCTTATAAAGACGATCAGGGAGAGCCTTTCAATGAAGACGCTTCCCGTTTTCTGATTATGGTGCCGACGGTGATGTGGCATGTTGCCAAATCTGCGATTGCCGTACCTTTGGCCGTTGGTGGCGGAACCAACCCGATTAAAGTTCTCGATGAACTTGACATTACTCTGGTTCAAAACCCGCGCTTGACCGGCTGGGAAAACAAGTTTGTGGTTTTCCGCTGCGATTCTTCGGTTCAGGCTTTTATCCGTCAGGAAGAAAAGGATGTTGAAATTCAGGCTATTGCCGAGGGTTCCGAATTGGAATTCAAAGAAGGCAAGCACTGGTATGGTGTTGATACCTGGCGCAACGTCGGTTATGGATACTGGCAGAATACCTGCCTCGTCTCCATTGAATTGGCAGGTGATTAATGGTGAAATATATTGTTACCGGTTCCAAAGTTGTCTTTGGAACCGGGCTTGTTCTGGGACTTTCCGACGAACAAGCCAAAATCAGATCCTTACAGCTGAAAAAATCAGGCAAGAACTATCAGGTTCTGACCAATGTTGAATTTAAAAAAGGCGAAGTCATTGATATCGTCACTAAAAATTTAACAAAAGCCACGCTTGGACAGCTGGAACTGGCAGAGCCTCAGGAAAAAGACACTCCGCCAAAGGAAAAGGCTGCTCCTCTGAAACCTTCGGCTCCAACCAAACCTGCTGCGGCAAAATCATCGCCGAAAAAGGCTGAACCGAAAAAAGCAGAACAAACAGAAAAACCTAAAGATGTTTGATTTTGATAAATTTATCAATCGTCCCTGTATCGGAGAAGGCCTTGTAGAGGGCATTTTCGGCAGAAAAGCCCTCTATATCCCGGATAATAAGGAGTTTCAGCCTTTTGACATTTTGGTTGACTTTCACAAAGGCTATCAGGAAGTCAAACTTAAAACAGCCGAAGCTCCGGTTACTTCAACGGAAATCGCGGCTTTTATCAGGCTTTGCGAAATGCCGGAGAATTATCCTAAGATCCTGCAAGGAGACCATTTGCAAGTCGAAAATCAGATATTTGACATCATAAACGTGGAATATCACATTCCCGGAACAGAGAAAGCTGTCCTCCATGAGCAATGCGCCTCATCCCCGTTGTATTATCCGTAAAGCCGTTGTCGAGAAGTTGAAAGAATCCGATACTCTGGCCAAAGACCATGTTTACGACAGCCGGGTCAAACCATTGTTCGACCAGCATCTGCCTGCGCTTCTGGTTTACACCCGAGACGAAAAGGTCTTGGAAAACCAGTATAACGGCGATGGGTTTTTCCCCTACAAACGGCAATTGGATATTGCCGTTGAAGGGATTCTGGCAAACAGCCCGGATCTGGATGAGCTGATTGACAAGCTGGCTCTGGACATAGAATACGCATTGCTCGGCTTTGAAATTCCCGGCTTTCTGAATGCCGTCATCAAAATGATTTCGACGGAAACGGATGTCGTGATTGACGGAGCGCATTGTTATGGTGCGGTGCGAATCAACTATACCATCACCTATTACACAGCAACAAATAAGGAATAAACAATGAAACTGAGAATCTTGAGAGATGTTCACAATCACAAAAAAGGCGAAGTCAAAGATATCAAAGAAGCCGAGGCTAAAGCTTTACTGACGCAGGGATATGCCGTGCGCGTGGTCAGCAAATTTGCCCAAAAACAGACGTCTTCGGCTCCGATTAAGACCGACAAGAGTAAAATCAAGGGCTTAAATCGTGGACTTTGAAGATAAATACGAAATCGCGGATCTGCGGCGGAGATTGAGCAATTTATTAAGAATTGGCACAATTTCCGCCGTTAATTATAAGGAAGCCGTGGCACGGGTTAAAATCGGAGATTTGGAAACGACTTGGCTGCCGTGGCTGCTCCGGGATGGCGATGACAAGGCTTGGCATGGCGTAGACCTCAATGAACAGGTTTTGGTTTTATCTCCCTGCGGCGACCTTAATCAAGGGTTGATTTTGCCAAGCGTTTACAAAGAACCGATTTCCGATGACGGTAATCTTCTGCTCTGGCGGTTTAAGGATGGCTCGATTATTTCCTTTAATCGCAGCAGCGGAGAGCTGAATGCACAGATTACCGGAAATGCCGCTATTGTTTCTCAAAAATCTATAACCGCCGAAGCCAAGGTTTCAGCGGTTATTAAATCTCCGAAAATCACTTTGGACGGCGACGTAGAAATCACCAAAAGCCTCACAATCGTTCAAAATCTGACGACTTCCGGCACTGTCAGCCTCAGCGGCGGTACGCCGGTTGCCCGTGTCGGCGATGCGGTTTCCGTCGATGCGAATACCCATCAAGGTACGATTTTGGCCGGTTCGGCAAAAGTAAAGGCGGGATAAATGCGCGGCATGAATGACAGAACGGGCAAGCACAATGACGGGTTTGAATATCTGAAGCAGAGAATCCGAGACATTCTCTCCACGCCGCTCGGCTCACGGGTTATGCGCCGCCACTATGGTTCTGAGCTGTTCAAAAGAATTGATAATCCGACCAACGGCGAACTGATTGCCAACATCTATTCCGACTGTGTCACGGCTCTTTATAATTTTGAACCAGAGTTTGAAATCGTAAGTGTTACCGTGGTTTCCATTGACCGCGGCAGGATCATTTTGGATTTGGAAGGACAATTTCTCTCCAACGGCGAAGTTGTCAAATTGGATAACATTGAAATCAAAGGAATCTAAAGAATAATGTCGAATTCTTCCGTCATTGACCTGTCTAAGCTGCCGACCCCGAAGGTCATTGAAGAATTAGACTATGAAGCCCTGTTTCAGGAATATTTAGACGATTTTACGGCTCGAGATGAGGAATATGACGGTTTGCTTGAAAGCGACCCGGCTATTATTATCCTTGAAGTCATGGCCTACCGTGAAATGTTGGTTCGCAAAAGAATCAATGAATCTGCCAAAGCGACCTTATTGGCTTTTGCAACAGGTTCCGATCTTGATCAGATTGTGGCGGAATACGGCGTTGAACGTCTGGAAGGCGAAAAAGATGACCGCTTGAGAATGCGTGGACAGATGGCTTTGGATGGTTTTTCGACTGCAGGGCCGATTGACGCTTACAAATTCTTTGCACTTTCTGCTTCAGTAAAGGTCAAATCGGTCGACGTTCGCAGCGATGAACCGGGAAAAGTTATTGTAACCATCCTCTCGACAGAGGGTGATGGTACTGCTGTCCGCCGGGAAAGCGTACCCGAAAACAAAATAACGGTAACCGACGGGAAAGCGACGCTGTCCGGCAAAAGTATTGACCATCTGGTTGTCAAAGATGTTTCCGGCGGACAGACATACAAAGAAAATTTTGACTACACTTTTGATAAAGCGAATTCGCTGCTTGCAGTTACGGTTGACTCCAAAATATCAAACAACACCGAGCTGCTGGTTTCCTATGAACGAGCAGATGTGTTGGAATTGGTAGAACTGGCGCTCAACCATGAGGATGCCAGACCGTTGACCGACCATGTAAGTGTGGTTTCGGCGGAAATTATCAAATACAGTATTTCGGCACATATCACCGTTTACGCTGGCCCGTCATTCTTGGTGGTCGAGGACGCAGCCAATGATGCCATTAAGACATATACCAATGAACGCCACGCCATGGGCGAACTGGTAGCTATTTCCGGAGTTTATCAGGCTTTGCACGTCAACGGCGTCAAAAAAGTCCAGCTTGATCAGCCATTACAGGATATTGAGACAACCAAATTGCAGGCGGCTTATTGCGAAAAAATCAGCTTAACAATGGAAATTTTTAATGAGTAACGAATTCAAGAGCCTGTTACCGCCAAATGCTTCAAAATTATTAAGAGATTTAGAGAAAACCGGCAGCAGACTTTCCTTTCTGGAAATTTTGAACCGTTATCTGCGAAATCCTGAAAAATGTCCGGAACATCTTCTGCCATGGCTGGGTTGGGCTTTATCGGTAGACGTTTGGAATGAGACCTGGGCGGAATCTATCCGGCGCAATGTCATCAAGGCCAGCATCAGCGTTCATCGGCACAAGGGTACGCTCGGCGCCCTCAAACGGGCATTGGAAGCCTTTGAATTTGACCATGTCACAATTGAGGAATGGTTCGATTATGGCGGCGATCCTTATACATTTCGCGTTTTTATTGAAGTTGTAACAGAGGGATTTGACATCAATGACCTGACGGAAGTTCAGGCGGTCATTAACCAAACCAAAAATGTTCGCTCTCATCTAGAGATGTTACGGGCTTTTCTGTGTACGACTTCGGAAACGCCCCGGATTGGTAGTGCTTTTTCTACCGGCGAAATAACAACAATTTACGGTCTTGAGGTTTTTGAGATATGACAGATGCCGCTGCAGCAAAAGAGTTTTATTCAATCGTTACGCAAAAAGGGCTTGAAAAGCTGGCTAAGACCAAAGTAACCGGTAAAAACGTCAGCCTGACCCATATGGCTGTCGGCGACGGAAACGGTAACTATTATACCTTGGATAAAAGCCAGACAGAGCTGGTGCGGGAACTACATCGTTGCGAACTCACTCTGGTACAAGTAGACAGCAAATATCCCAACCAAATTATTATTGAGGCCGCTGTTGCCGCCGAAATCGGTGGCTTTTTTATTCGGGAAATCGGTATCTTTGATGAAAACAGCGACTTGTTTGCTGTCGGTAAATATCCGGTAACCTATAAGCCGCAGAGCGAAAGCGGTTCATCCAAAGACCTGTATATCCGTATGGTGCTTGGGTTTTCGGAAGCTCCTAATATTGACATCTATATCAATCCGCATAATTCAGTGGTCAGCTCGGACAAGTTTGAAGCTCTGCAACTCAAGCTGGACGACTATGCCCTGAAAGATTTCAGTAACGCGGCAGAACACCAGAAACTCCCCGGATTACAAGGCGGAAATACTACAGAACGGTATCATCTGTCCAAACACGAACAGTCAACGGTTTCCTCTCTGGATGTCCTGATTGCTGGCGACAATAAAGACAAAACCGTTATTCTTAACGAAAAAGGCGATGGTTTTACGGTTACGCCATCCAAAGAAATCTTCCAGAATATCTTTGTCGTCACCGGAAATACGGTTGAGGTATCCGAAAAATACTCAATCTATAAGAAGACCGTTAGTGCTGATACTGCTTTAGATTTCAACGTTACCAAGGCAAACATCTACCAGAAAGTCATTACTTTTGAGCTTTTTATTGAAATGCCGACTAAATTTAATGTCTCTTTCGTCCAAGCAGTAAAGATACACTGGCTAAATGATGATGTCGCAGAGTTTGACGAAGCTGGAAACTATCTGCTGGCTTTCCGTTCCTTTGATAATGGCGCTTCTTGGGTAGGCAGCTTACAGGGAATGTGGACATGACGATTAAAACCAAAATCACGCCTTTGGGAAGTGGCTTTTGTATAGATAAAACGCCCATCCGATTTGATCATACAGGCGTCTTTCAGGAATATGTTGTTCCGACAGGAGTTAAGAAGATAAGCGTTGACTGTGTTGCTGCGAAAGGGTTTGGCACTACGGCCGGTGGCGGCCGTGTCGAATGTATTTTAAGCGTAAAGCCAAAGCAGATTCTGTATATTTATGTCGGAGGCGTTCCCTCTGCTCGGGAAATCCCTTCATATAATGCCTCAGATATTCGCTCCTCGGCAGAAAATATCACAGATGCGTCATCTTTGACTCATCGGTTAATTGTTGCCGGAGGAGCCGGGTCACAGGGAAGCAGAGGTCCATCCGGCGGTGCCGGAGGCGGCTTAACTGGTGGTACCGGTGGTAATGGCTATCGTGGCGATTCCGGTGGATTTGGCGGAACACAAGAAGCCGGAGGCAGTGGCGGTTTAGGTCAAAGTGTCAGTGTCGGACACTATCATAATGGGCTAAACGGATCCTTTGGAATTGGTGGCGCAGGAAATGTCTGCGGTTATGAAGGAACGACCGGTGCCGGTGGCGCAGGTTGGTATGGCGGCGGTTCAGGAGCCGGTGACTGGAATAAAAATGGCGGATACACTGCCGGTGGTGGCGGCGGATCTTCCTATACCAATCCAACACTTTGTTCTGAAATCAAGCATACACAAGGCTTTAATACCGCCGGGAATGGTCATGTCATAATCACGCCCCTCTAAACCTTAATTCTTCAACTTTAATGCCCTTTTGAGGGCATTTTTTATTATATGAAAGGAAAAAATATGCCGGATCAGTATTTACACGGTGTTGAAGTCATTGAGATTGACGACGGCGCGAGGGCTATTAAAACGGTCAAATCATCCGTCATCGGACTTGTCGGCACAGCTCCGCAAGGGCCGGTCAATACACCGATCCTCATCAACGGTTCTCCTACCGAAGCCGTTAAGTACTTCGGAAACCATGTTGACGGCTTCACTATTCCCCGCGCGTTGGATCAGATTTTTGATCAGACCGGTGCAATGGTCGTTGTCATAAATGTTGCTGATAAAACAAATTCTGAACAAAAATCTGACGTCAAACAGGACAATGTAAAATTTGATGATTATGGAGAAATCGTCCTTGATCATAAGATTGTATCGGATGTCGTCGTCAAAAAAGCCGATGAAAGCGTTACTTATACGGAATCTACCGACTATACGTTAGATGCCTTTAACGGAGTTCTTACTAAAACCGGAGAATCGACCATTCCGGAAAAAGAAGCTCTGATGGTAAGTTACGAGTATCTGGATACCTCTAAAATAAAATCAAGCGATGTTGTGGGAGGGGCTAACGCCGACGGAACATATCGCGGCGTCAATTGCCTCTTAGCCGCTCAGACCGAAGTCAGCGTTCAGCCCAGAATCCTGATTGCCCCCGGGTTTACACATGACCAGCCGGAAGATGACGGCGAAACACTGGCAAATTCTGTTGTTTCCGAACTTCTGGGAATTGCCGAACGGTTGAAAGCTGTCATTATTGCCGATTGTCCGGATGGCAGCGAGCAGGATGCAATCAAATATCAGAAATGTTTTGGTTCTGCCCGTGTTTACAGCGTTTATCCGTGGGTCAAAATCCAGGACGAAAATGATCAGATTGTCAGTTTTCCGTCTTCTGCCGCGGTTGCCGGACTGTTGGCTAAATCCGACAATGAGCGCGGTTTCTGGTGGTCTCCCTCCAATACGACCATCAACGGCATCATTGGGATATCCAAACCGATTGACTTTGCTTTAGGCGATACAAGCTGCAAAGCTAACTTTTTAAACGAAAACAAAGTTGCGACAATCATTCAGGAAGACGGTTTCCGCCTCTGGGGCAACCGAACGGCCTCCGCTGACGAAAAATGGGCGTTTCTTTCCGTCCGACGGACTGCCGATATGATAAACGACAGCTTGCAGAAAGAACATTTGTGGGCGGTGGATCGCAATATTACCAAAACCTACGTCGAAGATGTCTGCGAAGGTGTCAACAATTATCTCCGATACCTTAAAAACATCGGGGCAATTATTGACGGCAAGTGTTGGGCAGACTCAAGCATCAACACGCCGGATCAGGTTGAACAGGGCAAAGTGACCTTTGATTTTGACTTTACCCCGCCGTATCCGGCAGAACACATAACTTTCCGCTCACGGATGGTTAACGACTACCTTGAAGAAATCTTCAAATAACGGAGAAAATCATGACAGCAAAAGTCTTAAAAAACTTTTCGCTTTTCGTTGATGGCCGCGGCTATGCCGGAAAAGCGGAAGAAGTCACGCCGCCGAAACTTACAATCAAAACCGAAGAATTCCGCGGCGGCGGGATGGATGCCCCGATAGATATCGACTTGGGCATGGAAAAAATGGAATGTCAGTTTACGCTGGTCGATTTTGACGCGGAACTGATGAAACTCTTCGGTTTGGTTGACGGAAACGCAGTGCAGGTCACGCTCCGCGGCGCCTTGTGTGATGACAATTCGGTCACACCAATGGTTATCAGCCTGCGCGGAATGTACAAGGAACTTGACTTCGGCAAATTCAAAGCCGGAGACAAAGGTACCTTAAGCGCCTCCGTTTCCTGCCGCTATTACAAACTCAACATCAACAACAGCGATGTTATTGAAATCGACGTCGATAACATGATCCGAAAAATCAATGGTACCGACGTCATGTCTGAAATCAGAGATGCATTGGGAATTTAATCATGGAAAATACAACAAAATTAGAACTTCTGTTTCCGGTTACCGTAAACGGAATCGCTTATCAATCCTTAAATATCCGCCGTTCAAAAGTAAAAGACCGTTTGGCGGTTTCGAAGCTCAATCTGAGCGATGAAGAACGAGAAATCAGACTTTTATCGAATCTTTGTGAAGTAGCACCTGAAGTTCTGCAAGAGCTGGATGAGAAAGACTATCAGGCTCTGCAGCGGGCTTATTTGGATTTTTTCAAATAAAGGGTGACCTCCAGGAAGCCGTAATAACCCTCTCACATATTACCCATTGGTCTTTGTCCGAGATTTTGGACTTGGACGAGGAAGATTTTGTCGGCTGGTATGAAAAAGCCGTTAAATTTTATGAAAGTATAAATAATGGCTGATACCAGAGCCGCAGTATCAATCTTAATCGGAGCCAAACTTGGCAGTACATTCAAAAATTCTTTTAGCACTGCCGATAAACAGCTCACCAAACTCGGAGCGACGATTAAGAGCGTAGAGGGAAAAGCGGCGCAAATTGAGGCCTACAAACAGCAATCCCGTGCTTTGAACCAAGTCGGACAGGCTTATAAAGAAGCACGGGAACGGCTGAACCGGCTCAAACAGGAGATGAATACAGTCGGAGCTCCGACTAAAAGCCTGTCTCAGGATATTAAAAAGGCCGAAAGAAACTTTGACAAGGCTAAAACAACCTTCCAAACGGTAGGACGCCAGACGCGTGAAATGGGAAGCGCTTTGCGGCAGGCCGGTATTGATACCCGGAATTTATCTGCGGAAACATCCTCGTTAAATCAATCCCTCAATACGCTTAGAAGGCAGCAACAGCAAATCCAAAATATTGAAAATGCCAAGGCTGCCAATAAAACGAAGCGTGCCGACTTGCGCGGACAAATGTTTGATGCTGTGGCTTTAGGCTCTACTATGTATGGGGCTTTGAAACCGGCGGTTGATTTTGAATATGCTATGGCTAAAGTCGGCGCAATTACTAATGAAGCTGCCGACAGTGAGGGGTTCAAAAAATTATCCGATAAAGCCAGAGAGCTTGGCAGGACAACGCAATATACCTCGGCTCAAGCCGCAGAGGCCATGCAGTTCCTGGGTATGGCCGGTTTCAATACAGAACAGATCCTGAAAGCATCTCCGGCAGCGCTTAATCTGGCAATTGCAGGAAATATGGATCTGGGAAGAACCGCAGATATTGCCTCCAACATTTTGACCGGATTTAATCTCAAAGCTGAAGAAACAACCAGAGTAGCTGATGTTTTAGCCCAAACTTCACGAACGACAAACGTGAATGTTGAAATGCTGGGAGAAACCATGAAATATGCTGCTCCGGCAGCGGCAGCCGTAGGCGGCACATTGGAAGAAACTGCAGCTCTGGCCGGCGTGCTCGGCGATGCAGGTATTCAGGCGACGATGTCAGGTACTATGCTCCGTGCGGCCTATCTGCGATTGGCTGCTCCGGTCGGCAAAGGGGCAAAAGCCTTAGAAAAAATGAGGAATGAACTCCATTTGACGGCAGAGGAAATGCCCGATGTCGCCAAACAAGCCGCTTTTACACAGGCACATTTGAAGCAGATGGGCGTTAAAATCTTTGATGATAAGGGCAATATGCGCTCTATGATTGATATCTTCAAAGATATGGGAGCTGTTCTCAAAGATGCAAGCGATCAGGAAAAGCTGTCAACGGTCAAAGCGGTATTCGGCGACAGAGCTTCTGCCGGTGCATTGGCTATTTTTAACCATATTCAGACCGGACGTTTGGATGAGGTTCTGACTAAGGTTAAGAATGCCGATGGTGCAGCTCAGCAAATGGCAGAACGAATGCAAAATACAACAATCGGCGCATATAAAGAATTTTTATCTGCCGCTGAAAGCATTGCCATTTCATTCGGTTCTGTTCTTTTGCCGCAGTTAGCGGAAATTATGCGATACGGCGCAGGCTGGGCAAATCAGCTTAGCACCCTAGCCGAACAGCATCCTCAATTAAGCAAAGCTATTGGTTATACCGTTATTGGCTTAATCAGTCTTAAAATTTCTGCAATCGCGGTTGGATATGCCTTTACATTTGTTCGAGGGGCTTGGCTTTCCGCAGCAAGTGTCGTTCTTAAACTCAAGACATTTTTGGGATTTTTATGGACTCAAATGCTGAAAAACAAAGCCATTGCTTTGGCAAGCGGCTTCAAACAATTTGGAATGACACTCTGGACACTGGTTAAGGGCGCTATTCCGGCGGCAATTACAGGAGTTAAACTTCTAGGGCGGACTTTATTTTTAAATCCGATTGGTTTGGCGATTACAGCAATAGCTGCCGGGGCTTTACTTATTATTAAATATTGGGAACCGATTAAGGCATTTTTTGTAAATCTCTGGGAAGGAATTTCTGCTGGAGCGCAGAAAGTATGGGAAAAAATCAAAAAAGTTACCGAGCCGATTGCCAAATTGAAACAGGCAGTCGGAAGCGTATGGAACAAGCTGTTTGGCAGTGATGACGACAAAAAGGCTGTCCCTGCGACAGCACGCCAGCCTGAAGTCGGTCAGGCCGTTGTTGCGGATGTCGGAAAAAATATCGATCCGCTCAACAGCAAGGTTAAGACGGCAATTGCCAACGACAATTCTGCCCGGACGACGGTTCATAACAATATCACAGTCAACGCGGCCAAAGGCATGGACGAAGCGACGCTGGCCAGAGAAGTCGGCCGCGTGATGGATGAGCGAGAACGCCAAATGGCAAGCAGAAAAAGGGCATTAAACTATGGTTAACGTAGATTTGAGCGTGGTAGGGGCAATTCTGAACGAAACCGGACGTCTGAAAACCTCAATACCGATTGACAATATGATGCTGCTCGGTGCTTACCGGTTCTGTCTTAAAAATGCGTCCTATCAGGCTCTGAAACGGCAAAATGAGTATAAATGGGCGGAATTGGAGCGTATTAACACCAATCCGTCTCTGCAGTTTACCGGATTCGGCAGTGAGACAATCAGCTTGGACGGGATTATTTATCCGCAGCTTTTCGGCGGGCTCCGGCAGCTCAATCTGATGCGGACGTCAGCAATGCAAGGTAAACCGCTGATGCTGATTTCCGGCTACGGCTTTGCATTTGGGCAATGGTGTATCACCTCCGTGCAGGAGAATCAGACGATTTTCTTTAAAGACGGCACGCCGCGGCGGATTGACTTCACCATAAATCTGAAGAAATACGGCGATGACAAGAAGCGCGGCATTATGGGAATTGTGCAAAAAGTCGGGAAATACTTATGATTATTTACAATACCAAAGACGGCGATGTTTTGGATGACATCTGCTACCGCTTTTATGGACATCTAGACGGCACAGTTGAAAAAGTGCTGGAAGCCAACGATTTTCTAGGATTTCAGCCACCGGTGCTGCCGGCCGGACTGAAAATCCAACTGCCGGAAATTAACGATAAAAAATCAACCCAAACTGTCAGGTTATGGTAATGCAGCCGGTTTTTAAAATTCTTGCCAATAATGATAATGTCACTGAACTGATTAAAGAACGGTTAATCCGGCTTTCAATCACGGATGAAATCGGCTTTGTGTCTGACGCAGCGACAATTGTCATAGACAATCATGACGATCAGGTGGAAGTTCCGGCACGCGGGGCAGAATTAGAGATATACCTCGGCTATGACGTAGATGTGCTGGTTAAAATGGGCAAATTTATGGTCGATGAAGTTGAGCTTTCCGGGCCGCCGAACCAAATCAGCATTACGGCCCGCTCTTCTGACACTTTTGAGAAAAGTAATCTGGGAAGCATTGTCAGTCCTAAAAGCCGATCATGGCATGACATAACCTTCCCAGACATGGTGGCTGCCATAGCCAAAGAAAACAAACTGTCCCCTCTGGTCTCGCCAAGACTTGAGGGGATTATTGTTGACCATATTGACCAGACAGAAGAAAGCGACCTTGCATTTCTCAATCGTGTTGCGCAAACGGTTGATTCTTATGTGAAACCCGCTGATGGCAAGCTGATTGTCGCTCCGATCGGCACGGCGATTTCTCCGAAAAAGGAAGAAAAGCCGATGCCAACCACGGAACTGGACATTACAGACATTAACAGCTGGCGGATAAGAATCGCCGAACGCAACAAAATCAACAGCGTCGAAGTTAAGTATCACGACAAGAAGAAGGGCATCCTTGACACGGTTCGCACAGGGAAAGGAAAGCCCTGCTTTTGTGTTCCGCATACCTATGCTTCGGCGACAACCGCGATGCGAATTGCCAAATCAAAACTGGCGGCGCTTATTCGCGGCATTTATGAGCTTGAGCTGACAGTTGCCGGAAATACGGCAATCTGTGCCGAAAGCATTATAAAAATCTCCAACTTGACCCAAGCAGCCAATGGCGAATGGATCATCAAATCGGCTACTCACGAACTCTCTAATTCGGGATATGTCACTCAAATCAACGCAATTATAAAGGATTAAACATGGATATTACAAATCTGGACGCCAATGTCTGGCAGTATTTCTTTGCCTTCATGGAACATAACAAAATCTTTACGCTTATCTTGGTTTTTATGGCCGCTGTTTTCTTACTGCTTATCAAAAAAATCGTGAAAATCCCCTGTAACATTTTCACCGGCAAGATTGACAGTACCAAAATGATGCTCTCGGAATGGGAAAAGGACATTCTTATTTTTTCCGGAAACAAACATCATTTTGCCGATGATTACGCCAAAAACATCCTGTTCAATCGGTTGGCAGAAAAAATCCTGCGCAGCTATTACCTTTGGAAAAAACAGGAATTGGATGACATTAAGCAGAAAAAGCTGTCTGTTAACACAGCTGCTTCGTCTGAATATCAGACATCCAAACTGGATGCTACCCGTCAAAAATGGCAGGCGGAATTTACGGCTTGGTGCAAATTCCAAGGAATCGCCAAAGATAAAATCAAACATATTATTCGGGCTTATAACAAGGTTTCGGCCGGAGATATTAAAGCTTTAACCTTTATGCTGACCCGGTTCAACGGCAACTACAATTACCTCAACCTCTGTATTTATGCGGTTTTGAACGCTATTGAGTTCGACCTGGAACAGGCTTCTGCCTCGTTTAACGGGGATTTGGCCGGTATCAAAATTGATGGATACACAATCAAAGGAGGTCATCATGGCACTGAGAAAAATTGATAAAATCATTGTTCATTGCGCAGATACCCCGGATGGCAAAGACTTTACCATTAAAGATATTGACCGCTGGCATAAGGAACGCGGCTGGCAATGCTGCGGATACCATCATGTCATCAGATTGGATGGAACGATTGAAAACGGACGTCCTCTGGCTCAGATCGGCGCTCATTGCAAAGGTTATAATGAAAACAGCATTGGCATTTGCCTGATTGGCCGCCGGGAGTTTACACCGGCCCAACTGGTCTCGCTGAGAAACCTTATCGGCTCCTATCGGAAACTCTTCCCCGGTTCAGAAGTATTCGGACATTATGAGTTATGCCGGTATAAGTCTTGCCCCAACTTTAATGTAAAGGATTGGTACTATGGCGGAATTTTTAAACAAATTTAAGGCCTGGATTATTGCCGGAGTTGGTCTTTTGCTTTACTGGCTGGGGCGAAAAGATGAAAAAATCAAACAGATCGACACTAAACAGAAAGGACAGCTCAATGCGATACATCAAGCGAACGTGGCTCGCAATACTCGTTTTGAGTCTGAGCGGATTAAGCGGCTGCACGACAAATATCGCCGACCTTGAATTCTGCCAGATTTATGAACCGATTTTTGCTGATTATGACCATGACACTCAGGAAACCATAGACCAGATTGACCGCAACAATCTGGTTTATGATGACCTTTGCACCTGAAAAAGCCCCCTGCTCTACGGAGTAGGGGGCTTTTTGTCATTTAAATGCCTCCTTTATTTAGCTTGCTTTTCGGGTCAAATCCTGACTGGCGGCCAGAGAATACATATCACTGACATCCTCAGTCGGATTAGACAGGGTATCTGTCGAAGCCGAATTGCTGACGCTGAAGCTGTTCATCGCCTGTATCAACTGATCAGCATTGCTGATATCAAGCGTGCTGCCGTCATGGAACTCTATGGTTTCAACTTTATTAGAGGATGAGCCAAACTGATCATTAATCTGAATCCCCTTAATTTCATCTCCGTTGATGGAGATTTTCAGATTGTTGCCTATTTTCTCAAACGACAGGTCACTTTGGTTGATACCTTCACCAAAGACAATCTTATCATCGCCTCCGGATTCAGAGATGGTATCGAAACCATCACCGAGATTGTAAATATAGGTATCATCGCCGTTTCCTCCGTTCAGGATATCGTTACCGATGCCTCCGACAATCGTGTCATTACCTTCACCTGCATTGATGGTGTCGTGACCGCCGTTTCCGTAAATGACATCATTATAAGATGTTCCATTAACAGTATCATCTGCATTGGTCTGCTGCAGCGTTATTCCCTGTGTTGACAGGTTAAACGTTGAACCATCAAAAAATTGGAGCTTTTCGACCTGATTATTAACATTGCTGTAGAAATTATTAATCAAAATACTTTGATAAGGATCATTGCCAATCCAAATTTTCAAATTGTTTCCTTCCTGCGTAAAGGTTAAATCGCTTTGAGAAATTCCTTCCCCGAATTTGATTATATCATTTCCTCGAGTTTCGTTGATTGTATCGACGCCGTCTCCAAGATTATAGATATATGTATCTCGTCCATAACCGCCGCTGAGCGTATCATCTCCGATCCCACCAACAATCGTATCATCACCATCACCAGCATCAATGGTGTCATTGCCACCTCTACCGTAGATGGTATCATCATTATCAGTCCCGTTGATGGTTTCTCCGCCATTATATTGTTCAAATGTCAGAGAATCATTAACTAAATCCAGTACCGAATTATCGGCAAACTGGAGCTGCTCAATGCGCGTATCAACACCGGCGAACTGATTAACCAGCAGAAAACCTTGATCTACATTATTATTTATCAAGATACGGAGATTGTTTCCTTCTCTGATAAATCTGAGATTTTCAAGGGCAACTCCCGTTCCTAAAACAATTTTATCAGCTCCGGATGTTTCCGTAATCGTATCAAAGCCGTCACCCATATTATATATATAAGTGTCATCTCCGTTTCCGCCGTTCAGATTATCGTTGCCCAATCCTCCGGTAATGGTATCATCACCTTCACCGGCATTGACCGTATCATTGCCGGCAGCAGCATTAATCGTATCATTAAAATCCGTGCCGGAAATTGTCTCGTCAATATTGTTCTGATTAAATGTAAATCCTTTATTAATCAGGCTTAATGTGCTTTCATCTGCAAACTCAATACTTTCGATTTTTGAGGTACCGGCAGCGAACTGATTTTTCAGTAAGAAACCCTGCAATTTGTCATTATTGATAATAATTCGCAAATCATTGCCTTCCCGGCTGAATGACAGCATATCTGCCGTGATGCCGGTACCGAGGACAATTTTGTCCGTCCCATCAGTGTCAGAAATTGTGTCAAAACCATCACCGAGATTATAAATATATGTATCATCACCAACACCACCGGCTAATGTATCGTTACCTTCGCCGCCAACCAATGTATCATTGCCGTTTCCAGCGTCAATAACATCGTTGCCTTTTCCTCCGTAAACTGTATCGTTTCCGGCCCAAGCATTAACTGTATCATTACCGTCGTTGGCATAGATAACATCATTAAAGTTGGTGCCATTAATGGTATCAAAAGTATCTCCCTGACTGAAAGTTAGGCCATTTTCGTTTAAGATATGCTGAGTTCCATCTTTAAATTTCAGGGTAAAGTTCTTATAGCTGTCATTGTTGAAGAACTTTGATAAGTTAAGACCTTCCGTAGGATTGTTATTGATTGTTATATAAAGATTTTCGCCAATCTTCGTGAAGGTTAAATCATCAAAATCAATGCCGTCTCCAAATTCAACGGAATTCTGTCCGGAATTATCTTCTATGGTATCAAAACCGTCACCACTGTTCCAGCGATATGTATCATTACCGGCTCCGCCATAGAGCATATCGTTTCCTTGACCGCCAATTAAGATATCTTTACCGCTTCCGCCAGACAAAGTATCTTTTCCATTATTACCATAAATAACATCATCATAGGATGTTCCAGTAATATTATCATCGGTATCCCATTGATCTAAAGTCAAGCCGACAGTAGCCAGATTTACAGAACTGTTATCGGCAAATTTAAGTGTTTCGATTTTGTTATCATCCGAAGCAAAGAAATTAACCAGTTTCATTCCTTGGGCAAGGTCATTATTGATAATCAGCCACAAATCATTGCCGTTTCTGCGGAATCTTAAATCATCCTTGGAAATTCCCTCGCCAAAGATAATTTGGTCTTTGCCGTTAGGATCTATAATTGTATCAAATCCATCACCGAGGTTGTAATAATAAGTATCCCGGTCATAACCTCCGGTTATTGTGTCATTACCTTGGCCTCCGGTAATATCATTATAACCGTCACCGGCATTGATAATATCATTTCCAATTCCTCCGGTTAATATATCATCATCAGCCGTGCCATTGAGAGTCAAATTTACTTCCGGCAACTGGGATAATGGTAAATCCGTTGACAAGGCCTGTGTTGTTCCATCGGCAAATTTGAGAGTAAAGTTTCGATATGAAGGTGAACCAAAGAAATTGCATATCTGCATTCCTTGGTTTCTGTCGCCATTTACAAAGATGTACAAATCATCTCCATTTGTCGAATCATTCTCACTGCTTCTTTCAAAAGTCAGGTTTTCTAAGCTTATTCCTTCGCCAAACTGAATAACATTAGTTCCAGAAGCATCACTGAGGCAATCAAAACCATCATCCTGATTCCAGATATAGATATCGTTACCATTTCCTCCCTTAAGAGTATCGTTGCCTTTACCGCCGATAAGAACATCATCTCCATTATTGCCGTTGATGGTATTATCTTGGCTATTACCGGTAAGGATATCAGCGTAGCTATACCCATCTAATACAGTTTGTCCCTCAGGCAAAGCAAGAGTAAAGCCATTATCTTTAGGTACAAATGTTGAACCGTCTGAAAATTTGAGGGTAAAGTTTCGATATGAAGGTGAACCAAAGAAATTGCATATCTGCACTCCTTGGTTTCTGTCACCATTTACAAAGATGTACAAATCATCTCCATTTGTCGAATCGTTTTTGTTGCTTCTTTCAAAGGTTAGGTTTTCTAAGGCTATTCCCTCACCAAATTCGATAATATTATTTCCAGAACTATCACTGATATAATCAAAACCATCTCCAAAGTTCCAAACATAGGTATCATTATCATTTCCTCCCTTAAGGGTATCATTGCCTCTGCCGCCAATAAGAATATCATTTCCGCTACTGCCATTTATGGTATTGTCTTGACTATTTCCAGTCAGAGTATCAGCATGGCTATACCCATCCAATACAATTTGTCCCTCTGGCAAAGCAAAATCAAAACCACTATCTTTAGGGATAAATGTTGATCCATCGGCGAATTTGAGGCTGAAGTTTTGATATACAGTGGAACCGAAGAAATTATATAAATTCATTCCCTGATTTCTATCTCCATTTA